GCGGACGGCAGGCATTACAGCGACTCCAGAAGCTTTACAAGGACTACCGTGACTAAAGGCGCCGAGAAAGCCGCGAGGACAATGGCCCAAAGCCGGTTATCGAACTTGTCGATCTTTTTGTCCATTTTATCAAAGGCTTCGCTGTTCTCAGCAAGCTTTTCTTCGATGCGCTGATAACGCAAGCTGCACTCCGCCTCATGCTTTTCCAAGCGGCCAAGCAAATCTTTCATGGTCAAGCGAGAAGGGTCTAGCTCCTTCTTGCTACCACGCTTTGCAGCTCCAGTAGCGCGCACTGAACTTGTCTTTGGCTGAGGCACAGTTATGTCTCGCTCGAAAGTTACGCCGGCGGCCCGGCTGGTCCTTTTTGATTTCCATATTTGGATCGCCAAATCGGACAAGTTTGACTTCGCTTCCCTTTTTGGCGAGTACAGCAGACTTCTTAGACTTTCCAGGGGTGCGCTTAGGCTTATTGTATCCAGCAAAGGTTTCCCCCCTATACTTCAACCTGCCTGACGGCAACCTTTCTACGTTCTTAGTTGTTGCCATTACAACTCATCCCCGTTTTTAATATAGATGATTTCAAAAGCGGCAGATATGTCGAAGGTAACACTTGCTGAAGAAGAAACAGCTCGTGCTTCTATGTCTGTTTTTTCTGCAAATTTTAACGGAACAATAAGAGTGTTTTCGATGTGCATTCCTGTGGTAAGAGACTTAACATCTTTACTTTGAAACACCTCCCCCTGCGGCCTAGCTACCAATAACAACTTACACACGGCAGGTGTATTAGATGTCGTACCGTTGGAAACATCGTACTGCATCAAATAACCGGTGTACCCTGCGGGTACAGTCCACAAGGCCATCAAAGTCTGATTTGATCCGTCACCGTTAATCGTAGCGTAAATATTTGCAGGCACACCTGCGGTAACAGTGCCCGTGCCTGCGTAAATAATTCCCGCATTTGCATTACCAGAACCCGCAGAACGAACAATCATTCTATTGATTCGCAAGTAAGACTGGGTGGTGTTTACTTCTGTTTGACCGTTTAAGGTTACGGTTTCCGAAATTTCGTTGTAATCGCCGTCTAAACCAAACAATTCAACGGTTCTTGCACCGGTCCCGGCAGACGTATCGTTAGCCGAGCTACTAGAAACCTTCAAAACAGATTCCGCAGACAGGTATGAGTACAAGCCCCCCTGCGCCCAAATAGTTTCGACGGAATCAGCAACTTCCGCATTATTTCCGAATTTGTAAATAGACTCGTGGTAAGCAACATGGCCGCGCGAAACCTGAAGCTCAAAGGGCTCGCTCGTTCCTACGCGGGTTATTGAGCTGACTTCACGGGCCATGGCTTAGTCCTCAGTTGTACTTTTTGCGCAAGTACATGATCACCGTGTAGGTATCCGCAAGCGTGGCGCCCACGGTGGTGAAGTTGATGTCGCCAGTTTTTCCGGCACCGGCGTTATTGGTCAGGCCACCAAAGTCAGTGTAATCGTGGTCCCCGCTCTGGTTTTCACCCAGTTCAATGCAAAAAGCATCCGCCGTGGCATCCCAAAGGATTTGGACCTTCATACCGATGCACTGCCACCACAAACGCTCAATGGCGACCCCAGTGCAGGGATCGCCATTTCCGTTCGCAGTCAACGCAGAGACATCGACCTTAGTAACCCCAGACTCACCCGTACCATCACTGATATTGGTGAATTTCAGGACAGCCGTTTGCGGGCCGTCGATGATGGTCTGAGAAGTTACGGCATCAGCCATGAGTCACCCCCTTAGGAGAGGTTTCGGTTTTGCAGGTACAGCACCGTGACAGTTGCTGCCCCAGCGGTCGCTGCCGTGCCGGTCTGGTTGTAGGTTACCGTGACATCAACATCAGACGTTCCGATGTCGATCAGGTTGCCGATCTGGGATACGTCCGAGGTGGCCAGGACGCGAGCCTGGGCGCCAGCAGCCAAGGCGTCGGCGTACAGGTCAGCCGTGGACCCATCACCGATGTCAAGGGTGTTGGTCGTGCCAGCGTCGAAGGCGGTCGTGACGTCCACCGTGATCTGGAAGATTTGGCTGTTAGCAGGCAGCGTTGCGACCACAGTGGTGCTGCCGTTTGCGCCAAAAACGACGTTGCCGCTTTGAGCCATCAGCACAAAGCCGACGTTGGCCTTGTCCTGGCCGACGGTGGTGCCGGTGGTTGCTTTGATCGTTCCGGCCTTGATGGGCCCGGAGAAGGTCGTAGTAGCCATGGGAATCTCCTGTCGCGGCTAGTGTCAGACTCCGATGAGTCTGTCAGGGTTCTGACCCATTTATACCCTTATTCCGAGCAAATAAAAAGGGGGCCCGAAGGCCCCCTTCAAAACTATCCGAAGATAGCTTATGCAGCACCAGGGGTGCCAAACACGCAACGCCAGTCGGACACGCCGAAGGAGTAACGCTCACGCGCCTTAAAGCGCATGTTGCCGGTGTCAAAGTCCCCTTCCATTGCCGTCTTGATCGGCGAACGGTTGAAGTATTTGAAGCCGTTGGGCGCATCAGTCTTGATGAAGAAAGCATCCGTGTCGGTGAGGAAGTGGTTAACCACCGCACCTTCGGGAAGCATCCCCATGGACTTCATGGCGTTCAGGTCGTTGTCTGCCGTGCCAGAACGCAGGTTGGAGTTGATCACCCGCTCTGCAACGAATTGCAGCTCTTTCGGGATGATCAGCTTCATGCCGCGAACAGCAATCTTCAGACCACGCTCGTCGGTCAGACCAGCAATGTCGATGAGCATCTGCTCAAGGGACGTCTCGTTCAAGTCAGCGGCCACCGAAAGGAGGTTGCGCTGGTTGCCCGAAAGGCTGGGGTGAGCGGAGGAGCAGAGAGCAGCACCATCGCCAATCGGGGAGCCGGTGCTGAACGCATTGTTCAGAATCGCGGCTGCCTTGATTTGCTTGGTCTGCGCCATGGAACGTGCCAGCGCCTTCGTGTACCGGGATGCCAGACGATCATAAAGATTGTCTTCGATGGCCTCTTCGGTAATGGAGAAGGCGAGAGCAATCGTCTCATGCTGGTAGCGAGCCGTGTACGTCTCCTGGGCGTCGTCAAAGGTGATGGCAGTGCCCTCGCCCTTAACAGGTGCCGTGGAGAAGCCACCAAGCATCACTTCTTCTTCAAAGGCGCGGTCCGAAGACTCCTCCTCGAAGATTTCAGAATGCTCGTTCTCATACCGGTTGTACTCAAGGCCGAAAAGGGCGTTGAGTCCGGGCTCCAGCTCTTTAGCTAGTTGTGCGCGTGAAATCGCCATTTGTCAGCCTCCTTATAGACCGGTCGAATCCGCAGTAGTCTGCGAATCAAATCGACGGGTGGCAGCGTTGAAATGGGCATTCAGACGCACGATCAGCGGGATGCCCGCAGCGGTATAGTCGCTGTTGGCTTCATCATCAAGGATGCCCACAATACGCAGCGGCAGGGTTGCCGTGGTATTGACGGAGGACACGCTCAATGCACTGGTCGAGGAGCCAGTGTCGGTAGAACCGGCACGGGCCGAAGTGCCCAGCGAAGCGTTAGCAAACACCGTGGCCAACGCGGTTGCCCGGTTGGTCAGCGTGGCGTCGCTAGCGACTTTGAAGAGCTGATTGGGGTTATCAGCAACGAAAGCTTTGACAGGATAGTTCGTGTCAACGCTCACGGAGCCGGACCCCGGCCAATAGTTCAGGAAGACAGGCTTCTTCTGAACCGAGTCTTGATACTCAACGCCCATCAGCACACCAAGAGCTTGCGTGGTGCCGCCAGCCGTATCACCAGCTTGGTCAATGACGCCCGCAGCAAGCGGGACGACAATGCCGTACTGGTAGATAGCATTGGTGTTGTCAGAAGCGATTTCGTACTGAGTCACCCCAGTCGAGTTCACGCCGCTGCCAGCGAGGCCGATAGGACGAAGACCGTAGGCAGTATTAGCATTTGCCATGACTAAAGTCTCCTATGTGGTCCTATTTCCGAGAACCACCGAAAGTTACACGGGATTGACGATCAGGTTTGCTAATCGTCATGGTTGAGTGTGCATTCTCGCGCATCATGTCGTGGTCCACAGCCGCCATTTGATCAGCAGAGCGCTGATTAAAATAAGCGGTGCGTTCCGCAACGGTTTCTTCAGGAATCCGCGCGAGAAGCAACCCGCCGACCCCGAACACACCTTCGTATTTACCTGATTCAACCACAGGTGCTTCAAAGTCCGGGTACTCGTCCTGACGGACCAATTCCCAGCCTTCGCGCATCTTGGCACTGACGTTCTTGCGATCATCAAAGCCGCGCGTCTCAGCGCGAATCCAACGATGCTTGAAACCGTCAGGGGCAGGCGGTGCATCCAGCATTGACGGGGGAGCCCAAGGCTTACGCCGTGCCGTAGTCTCCCGAGTTTGTTTAGCGCGAGAAGTGCGCTTCACGGACCCACCAAACTCCATATCGTTCGTTAAGTCGTCCATTTCGCTCACTCCTTCACGTACTTAGCGTACTCTTCCAGTGGCACTCCCAATTTCTTCGCTATAGCGACTTGGCTCGGGGAGAGTCGAACCGATTTACCACTTCTGCGCCCAGAATTACCGCGAGTAGCGGATGCGACAGTCTGAGCGGGCCGTCGATTACCGTCAGTTTTAGTTGCAGCGCCTAGCTTATGCGGAAACTCCGCAGCAATACGCTGATCTAATTCAGTATAGTAATCGTCTGATTGAGGGTCAAACCCTTCATCTTCAACTAATTTCTTGTGAATGCCGAAAGCGGCATAGGTCATGGCCTCATCTTGACCAAACCACGTGTTGCGCTGAGCCCAGGTTTCGGCTTTCGGGTCAGGCCGACGGGGCTGGGGCTGCTGCTGAGGCATGGGCTGCTGAACTTGCTGCGCCTGCTGCGCGGCAAGCTGCTGGCGATAGCGCTCTTGCTGCATCTGCGCTTGGCGAGCACGGTCTGACTCAATAGCTAAAGCCGTGATCTTCCGCTGGGCCTCAATGACCGCTTGGCTGTCACCCATCTCAATGGCCCGGGCAAGCTCTTTCTCAGCATACTCGGTCTGAGACTGAACCCGGCTGGTGTACTCGGACACATAATTGGTGTCCAAAGCTTCCATCCGCTGGCGGATTTGCTGAGCTTCGCTTTGGACCGACTGAGCATAACGGATCGCTTCTTCCCGCTGCCGCTCAGCCTCGCGCATGCGCTTGGTGAGGTTGTTGATCCGCTTCTGCGTAGCCGTCTCGGCTTTCGAGAAGTTATCTTCCTGATCGGGATCAGAAGTGCCTGTTTCCGGGGCAGGGCTCCGGCTTTCTTCCTGATCAGGGAAATCAATTTCCGTTTCTTGGCTATCGCCCAGGTCTAATTCGACTTGATTCTCTGCTTCAGACATGTCGCCTCCTAGTAATGCAGAACGTCTTCAGGGTCCATGATCCGGGCCAGAATCTCGTCGTCATTCAAGATTCGGACCTCCCCGCCATCAATGGCAAAACGGCTGCCGGCATAGCGGGCAAACATGACCCAGTCTTTTTCCTGGCACCACGGGCCGCTGGGAAACTTCTCGCTGTCCTTGTAGGCCAGAGGGCCCACTTTCAGCACGTATCCCACCTGGGTGGACACTTTGTTCTTCTCGACAACGTCGTCAGGAAGATACAAACCACCGTCCGTTTTGCCTTTTCCCTGGTAGGGGAGGATGAGAAGACGCCAGCCCGTAGGGGACGGCATGCGTTCAAGAAGGGAAGCGCCAATGGCTTCGGGGTTTAGAACCCGCTTCTGGGGCTCTTGATAAGCCTCTTCGAGGCTCGCGACCTCTTCCTCGGGCGGAAGGGCCTCTGCTGCTTCAGTCATCGCTGTGCTCCTGTTTTTCTAGCAGGCTCTTGAGTTCCTGTTCCACGTAGTCGAGGGCATCCAGATTGCCGGTCAACTCGCGGTAGTGCTCCATGTCTTTGACATGCTTGTAGATTAAAAGATCAGTTACTGCTTGGCGCCGTTCGCGGATAATCCTGAAGACCGCTTCAGCGAAGTAAATTTCATTCATACCCCACCATGTAACGTCAGAAGGTGAGCGCAGACTAACACGGATTTTATGCGAGAGGCTACGATTGATCGCAGATTAAACGTGCTCGCGCCAGTCCTTCCCCTCCCAAAGCGCAGCTTCCGCCGCCCGGCGCTTCACAAGGCCTTCAAGCACCTTGCCGCCTGCCTTGTTCCACCGTTGAATTTGAAAGGGAACGTCTGACAGGGGGCCGTAATTGACTCGGTTCAACAGGGTGGATTCTTTGAAATTACCGGGCCCCAGGTTAAATACCCAGGCCACCAAAGCATCAAACTCATGCTGCCTCAAAGCTACTTCCGTCATGCTGTTAACGTAGCCCTCAAACTCTTCGAGGTCTTCTATCAAAAAAGCCTCAGCAGCCTCTTGATCAATTACGTCACTATCTCCAACGCCACGAGTATGACCATAACCGATAGTCCATACGCCAGCAGGGCATAAATACGCCTCCAGACGGCATCCCTCGAAATGTTTGATGAGCGCCAGTCCTTCATCGCTAATCTTCATATTAGTCCTGTTTTTGACTAGACCCGAAATAAAACGCAATGACCGTGCTAAACGAGCCCGTAATCGAACCCAGAATGAGGTTAATAATGGCATCAGAGTTTTGGTCAGGCGGCAAAACGGTCACAAGAACAATGTAGCCCGCAAACAGCAA